ACGGCTTTTCGTCCATCTTGTTGGGCTGTTCGGTGTCGGAATAGAATTGATAGACGACCCCGTTGGTCAGGATCGCCACCCGCGCCTCGGTCGTGGAGAAATACCGATAGAGTTGCGAGGCGTGTTTGTAGGGGATCATGAACTGTCACATCGTGGCATGGTGGGATTGGACGGGCCATTGTGGGCTATTCTGGGATGGGAATGGCTGAAAACAGCGCTTTTGTGGGGTGATCGGGCGAAGTGTCACGCTTGTGACAGTTTGAGGGCCTGAAACGGCATTGAAACCTGGGTTCTACCCTTATGCAGACCACCATGTGACAGTTTCGACCGGCGGCGGACCCACCGCCACCCGGTCAGATTTACGCGTATCAGCTCCCCCCACGCCGCCGAATGCCGACCTGTCGAATAACGATCGTCACGCTACCCGCCGCGAACGCCGATGCCCGGACGGTGGCGATGACGTAGGGGTATGGTCCGGTCGGATTGAGGACCGTGATCGGTCGCGTCCGAAGGGTCATGATTGCCGTGTCATTGACGCCCGCGTCGGTCGACGCACTGGGGCCGGACATATCGAACGAGCTGAAATTCGTCCCGCCCGATCCGGCCGTTGCACCGCCCAATTCCAAGCTGATCCCCGACAGCGCATTCGACGCGCCCGTGATTTCGACCAGCGCGAACCCCTCGATCTCGTCGCCCGCCTGGAGGTTGGTATTGTACGCGCCGCCAACCGTCCCGCTAAGCGCTTGCGAGATGGTGAAGCTGCCGACACCGCCGAAGGTGATGCTGGCCTGGAGGCCGTTGCCGATACCGTCGGCATTCGTCACGCTGGTCAGCGCAGCAAAGCCCCCGCCAGCCGACATGCTGGCCGACCAGTTCGCCGGGACGGTTCCACTTAGCGGCGTGACCGCAACCGTGATCCCGCTCGCCGAGGTCGTGGCCGCCTGACTCATCGTGTAGGCACCTGCGCCGCCGCCGCTCGGCTGGCCGGTGATGGTCGTTCCCGCCGGGATGCCAGCTCCGGCCACGGTCGCCCCCAGTGGCAACGTGTTGGACGACGTGACAGTCAGGGTGTTGGTCGAATTGGTGCTGGCCGTCGCGTTCCAGCTCGACAGCGTCCCCCCCATGGTAGTCGCAAAGATCGGGTTGGCGAGTAGCTGGCGGCGACCATTGGCCGGGACCTCGGCGACGCTGCGGATCAGGGGGGAGCGTGGGGCCGCCAAGCGGTCGAGCAAGGCCGCAAGGCTCTTGCCATGCCAATAAGCGCCACGCCCGTTCATGTGAATGCCGTCGTATGAATATCCCGGCTTGAACGTGGGGGTGGCCGCCCCAGGGTTCATGACGACCGGATAGGCGTCATGTTCGTACACGCCGGGCGTCCGCTCGGCATATTCGGTAATCATCTGGCGAAGGCTGTAGAGCGCCGCCAATTTCTCGGTCGTGGTCAGCGTCGAGCCGCCCACTTCATTTTCCAGGATGACGATCATCCCGGCCGCGCGCGCGGTATCGCAGATATAGCGAAGGTCGCGCATCGCGACCGCCGCCACATTGTCGATCGTCACCGGCTCGCCCGTGACCGCGTGCGTATAGGTGAAGGCCGGGGAGCCGCTGGCAACCGCGCCGATATTGTTGATGCCGCCCCAGACATGGAGAATGCCCGCATTGGTCGCGATCGCGGCGGGCAGTCGCGCCAGCATCTGGTCGGTTCGGTCGCCACTGACCCCGAAGGTCGCGCCGATCGTGAAGCGCTGGCCCAGAAGCGCGTTGGCCCAGTTCAACGGCGACCGGGTGCCCCGGTTGCGTGACGACGGGTCGAGATAGTTGGCGGCCTCGCGGCTATCGCCCAGGCCCGTGACGACGTTCGCCTTGCGACCGATCGCCAGTTGATAGGCACGCTGGGCGACCGTGCGGGCGTTGATGGAGGTGGCGTCGGTCTGCGCGGACGCCGCCGACGACAGGGACATGGCGACCAGCGCGAACAGCGCGCAAAGCAGCTTCAGGAAGCGCATGGTCACGACACCCGATAGGTGATGCCCGCGAAGGGCAGATAGAGCCAGAGCGTCGCGCCCTTCTCCGTCTCGACCCAGGGCTGGTCGACGCCCTGCCCCGACCACACGCCGACCGTGACGCCGCCGGGGGTCAGCGGCAAGGTCGTCGCGCCGTTATCGGTCGAGCGCAAAAGCTGCGCGTTGCCGCCCGCCCAGCTCGACGCGGACAGCGCCACCGTGACCACCCGGCCCAGCTGCGGGCGGAACGGCCCGACCAGCCCAGGCCCGGTCGACACGCCGGTCAGCGCGGGCGTCGAGGCCGGGGCCATGTCCGCCGCGCGCGTCGGCAAAGGGGTATCCTCGGTCACGGGCTTGGCGGTTTCCCCCGGCCGCCCGAATGCGAGCGCGGATTGCGGAACGAAGGAGCCGGGGGACGCGACCTGTTTGGACTGCGCCACCACCGGCCCCGGCACCAACAGCAACGCAAGGCCGATCGCGGCCATGCGGTATTTAAGAGACATACGGACCTCCAGTTTGAGGTCCGGGACGATGGGGTGGATTTCCCCGCTTGTCGGGATGCGCTGGCGCACCTAAATTGATGGTGCGTCGCGCGTGACACGGTGAATCTGGCGGCCGTAGGACCGGAGCAATCCGGGATCGCTTGTGAGGGACTGGCAGTCCTCACCGCGCGACGCAAATATCCTCACCATGGGATGAGGCTTTCCAACAGCGACGACAGTTCCTCGGCCTGCAAGATGCGCAGGGCGATGATTTGCAACAGGCTGGGCCCCGATCGAAGCCGCAACATCACCGGCCGCCCTTCGACGGTGCGGATCATCACGGCTTGGTCGCCGTCACGCAGGACATGATCCGGCTTGTTCGCAAAAGTCCCAAGCTGGCCGATGTCGTCGATGACGGCGGGCAATGTTTCGGTGGTCACGCGGGCGATATTGCCGCGCGCCTGGATCAGTTTGCGAATGTCCTCGGCGAGCGCCAGCGCAGGCGCTTCGCCCAGCCTTTCGACCACTGCGGCGAAACGATCGGAGGCGATGAAGGCATCCAGAGCGGCCTGCGTCGCAATGGGATCGGCCTTCGCCGCCCTCTCCAGCGCTTCCACGGCGACGCGGCCCGACTTGCGCGTCGCATCGGGGCCCAGGCGATCGAGCGCTGCCGCCGCGACACCGCCCGGCTGCGCTGGGGCGGGAGCCGTGACGGTCGCCGCACCGCCGATGCGCTTGCCCGCCGCGATCTCGCGCTCCAAATCCTTCGCCGCACCGACGCGGAAGCTCTGGAGGAACATTGCATCTCCGGAGCCGGTGACCTTCACCACCGCGCGCAGATAGCGATCGTCGACCTTCCAGAGGACGATATGCTGATCGCGGTCCTGCATGATGTGATCGGGCGCGGCACCGATACCGGGCAGTTCGCGATAATCGGCGACCGTGAGGTCGGGATGCCCCTTGCTCCGTTCGGTCTGGCCGAGCTGCTTGGCGTAGCTGTCGCTCGACAGCACCACGACATGGTTCTTCGCGCCTAGCGCATTCCGCGCCTCGTCGCCCAGGACCATGATCGGAAAGACGCCGTTCGGCTCGGCCAGCGTTTCCAGGAACGCGTCCGACTTGACCAGATCGGTCAGTGTGTCGCGCGCCGCCTTGATGTCGAGCGGGGCCATCGCCTCCAGCGAGCGGGTCGCCTTCTCGGCCACCGCCTGCATCCCGAACGCGCCGGGGTTGTACGCGAAGCCGGGACCGACGCCGACCGGCACGGCCTCGGGCTTGTCGGCCCCCTTGCGCCAGAACGTCCGCAAGCGACCGCCGACCTGCCCGTCGGCCGTCATCCATCCGATGCGCTCCAGCTCGGCGTCGGTGGTCACGCGGTAGCCCAGTCGGTCGAGGTCGGCCTGCGACAGCTGGCGCACCGAACAGCGGCAACCCCAGTCGTTCGGCGGATAGAAAATCGCCCAGGCGGGATGGTCGACGGGCAGGATGATGCGGATCGGAAAGGCCGGGTCGTTGCCGCCCCAGCGCCGATGGAGCGGCCGGGTGCGGTCGTCGCCGATCGACACGTACATCAGGTACGGCCGAACGTCCTTCATCTCCTGGATACGCTTCCACCGCCCGGCCGCGCGGCTGACCCGCAAATTGGTGTCGTAGATGGTGCGCAGGCGTCGGCCGCCGACGAAAACCGGGTCGGCGGTGCCGGTGACCGCCTCGTCCTCGACCATGCCCCACCACCCGGCTTTCTTCAGCTCGGGGATCAGGCCCGCCTGCCATTGCTCCAGCGTGCCGCCGTCGCGCATGACCTTGTCCAGCGACTGGCGGATGGTCGCCAGCAGGTCGAGATTGGCGACCTTGGCAACGGTGAAGGCGCGAGCATGATCGGCCTGCCACATCTCGGTCCAGTGGACGGTCGGGCGGAGCGTGTCGCGCGCGTCGAAGGCCGCGACGGTATCGGTCGCGGGCAGGTTGATGGCGGTGCGAAGAGCCGGGCCAGTCACGCCAGAACCTCATAAAATTCGATGTCGTGGGGGTGGCCGGTCAGCGACCAGCGGCATCCGGTCCGGCCATCGGCGGGCCAGCCGCCGTTGACGCCGAAGCGGTCGCCGTTGCGCAGCGTGCCGGTGACGCGTTTGGCCGTAGCCTCTCGCGGGCAATGGCCGGGGTTCCGCTTCACAACAGCCCCTCGGCCTGGGCTTCGCGATATTCGTCGCGCAGATCGGCCATGCGGTCCTGGAACCACGTCCAGGCATAGTCCGGGCCGCAATCGCCCGTTGCCAAGACGTAGAAACGAAGCGCGAGCATACTCGACCGCGTCAGCTTGCCGGGCACCGAATCGCGGTCCAGAAAGCGCCGCGCCTTGTCGAGCTGCGCCTCCATCTGCGCGGCCTGGTCGTCCCAGCGCTGGCGGACGGCGGCGCGGCGATCCCAGCCGAGCAGCCAGTAACGGACCATGTTGCGTGGGCATTCGGGCGGCGGCCGATCGCGGCTCGGTTTGACCCAGTCCAGCGGGTGCACCAGTTCGGACGGATAGGTATCGTCCAGATCGTTGATCCCACGCCGCACCCAGGCGGCGGCGATCTCGTCCCGATCCGGCGAGCGCGGACGACGCGGCGGATTGCGACGCTTCACGGCCGCACCGTGTCGAGCAGGTCCCGGCCTGCCTGGGACAGGCGGAGGAAAGGCATGGCCTCGCTGTTGAGCGACCATGTCTTCAGGCCCAGTTGCTCGACCAGCGCAGGCCGATCGCGCCCGCGTTGCAACAGGGTTGCAATGCTGCGCCAGCGCACCCCCGTATGCAGCACATCGGCGACATGGCGGGGCCATTCGGGATGCACCGCCAGCATCGCGCGGCGCTGGGCGGCGGACAGTCCGGCCCAGCGCGCATGACGCTTGGCGTTGCACGCCTCGCACGGGCAGCGATCCTTGGGCGGAATATGCGGGAGACTGTCCCGGTCCCAACGCGCGGTCATGGTCTGCGCCCGTCGCGGCAGGGTGCGCAGCGGCCACCGACCAGCCGGGGCCAGTCCCGCCCGCACGTCCGACACTCGCCCGCGACGCCGACCGCGATCGGCTGGCGCGCAAGGTCGATCAGCCGCGACAGCTCGCGCGACGCCACCTCGACCGAAAGGTCCATCTCGTCCGCCATCAGTGCGGCTCCGATCCGGTCAGCGCCTGGACCTGCGCGGCGAAGGATGCGCGGGCGACACGTTCGGCCAGGCGCTCGGCCGCGTCATCGGCGGCGGCGGCTTCCAGCATGGCGATCGCGTCCGCGACCGATCCGGCCGAGCGCAGGCGATCGACCAGCGGCGCGATCATCGCGGCGGCGGAGGCGGTCCATCCCTCGTCCGCCATCGCGGCGTCCACCGCCGCGTCGATGTCGTCGCGATCGGCGCGCGGCGCAGGCTCGGCCAGCGCGATCGCCGGGTCGGCGGGCGCATCCGCAACCGGCGGGACATCGTCATTGGCGGCGGGCGGCGTCTTGGCCTGGGGCGTCGCCAGATCGGCAGGCGGTGCCTTGCGCTCGTACCCGTCGCCGTATCGGTCCTTGAACGACTCCTCGGTCCGGACCCAGCCCAGCTCGGCGAGTGCCTTGTCCGTCTCGGCCGCCGTCTTGAGGTCGTCTTCCTTTTCGACGATGCGGACGACCATCGGGCTCTCGACATCGGCCCCGAAATTCAGGTCGGTCCACCAGCGCGCGGGACCGGAGTTGAAGGTGTCGGCCAGCAGGTCGGCGTCGGCCTTCACCACCTCCAGCTTGACGTCGGCATGGACCTGCCCCTGCGCCTTGGACGACCCGTTGTCGGTCGTCATCGTCTGGGACAGGATGATCTTGGCGATGCAGCCATCCATGTACCGGCAGACGGCGGCGAAATCGGCCCCCGACTGGGCGAGCGTCAGCAGCTCGACATCCATCCCCGCCGGGATCGCGAATCCGCTGTCGTTGGCGATCGCCTGGATCGCCATCAACAGCTTGTCGATGTCCTTCTGCGTGGATCCACGCGGATAGGTGCCCTTGGCGGTCGGCACCGAGAATTTGTCGAGGAAGATATTCCAGAAGCGGACGCCGTTCCGCTTGAACTGGACGGGCCAGTACAGCCACTCGGCCAGGCCCTCGCCGTAAACCTGGTCGTCGTCGGTGCCGCCCGCGCGCACCACCCAGAATTTGCGGTCCGGCAGCACCTCGCCCTGCGGCGCGGCGCGGGTGAGCAGGCGCAGCCGGTCGTCCCGGTCGAAGCGGAAGCGGCGCGCGTGCCGGACATGGATGGGGCGGCATTTCGCGCCGGGCACCCAGTCGAGCAGCCCCTCCAGCGCGCCCCAGTTCAACTCGGCGACCGCATAGCCGTAGAAATTCGCCCACAGCATCTTCTCGGTGACGAGGTCCCAGCCGATCCGCTCCAACGTCTCGGTCAGTGCCTCGGCGGCCTCGACCGAGCGGGGATCGTTCTCGTCGCCGGGCAGCACGTCCCATTCGCGGCTGACCACCGCGCGGATGCGCTGTTCCATGCAGGACTTGACCTGATCGTCCTTGCGGATGCGCTCGTACACACCCCAGTCGACCGCGCCCCACAGCTTGCGGTCGAGCGGCTGTTGCAGCTCCTGGACGAAGGGCCGCGTGATGTCGCGGCCATCGCCGGTCGAGGCGATTTCGTTCGTCAGGTCTTTGGGAAGGGCGGTGACCTTGCCGCTGCCCCGCTTGTTCTTTTTCGCCATCACCAATCCCCCGCGCGGCCGAAATCATCGCGCCGCCGGACCGTGCCGAAGCCGGTGTCCGTGTGTTCGTAATCGCCGCCCATCGATCGCGGCTGGTCGGCGGCATGGGTGTCGACCGGCTGGACATCCTCGTCCGCCGCGCCGACGAGGTTCATGACCGCGATCGCATAGTCGCCGTGGCGCTTGCCCTTCGCGCCGTCCTCCTTGCTGGCGACGCGGTCGACGATCTTGGGCACGCCGCGAACCAGCTTGACCTGCCGCAGGTCGTCCTTGATCCCGTCGTCGCGCGGGATCAGGATCGTGCGGTCCTCGAACCGCGCCTTCATGCGCGGCATCCGGGCGAGATAGACCGCCTCGGTCGCCATGACCGCCTCGATCCGGTCCGCGCCGTATTTCTCGACCATGTCCTCGGCGAGTTGCTGGCCGTTGCCGCGCGCGTCCATCTTGCCCGCCGCCCAGAGCGGCAGGTTGTCACAGAGCCAGCACAGGATCGCGAACTGCGCCCAGAAGGGCACGTTGCGCATCTCGATCCCCAGCCGGTTGTGCAGGACACAGGCCGCGTCCTCCTGCCCCGCCGCGATCGTGGACAAGTCGTTGGTGCGCGCGAAGTCCTGCCCGAAGAAAGACGGCCGGTGCGGATCGAAGCGGGCGACGTGCGGGGCCAGCTCGCGCTCTATCCATTCCGCCAGCCATTTTTCGCGCCATTCCCGGACTTCCGCGCGCAAGTTGTCGCCGATCGGCGTGCCCGCGCTGTCCGGCGCGACCAGCAGGCCGCCCGCCGTGTCCCATTCCTTGCCCAGGGTCAGACGGACGACATGGTGATCCGGCGACATGCAGGCGTCGATGGTCGCGGCGGGCAGATAGACGCCCGAACCCTTCGACGGAATGACGTCCAGTTCTTCCTCGGCCGCATCGCCATAGGTCTTGCGCAGCTTGGCTTCCCACGCCGCCTCGGCCTCCGGGGACCACGTCTTGCCGTTCACCAGACAGATGCGTTGGTACAGCCCCTGCGCCAACGCATCCTTGAGCGTCAGGCGATAAACATAACCCTCGCGCTTGCCTGCCCGGATGTCCTGGATAAGCTGGTTGAACGCATTGTCTTCGCCATTGTGGGTCGAGATTACGACGACGCGTCCGCCCCACATGAGCATGGCGAGCGCGGCCTTCAGCAGCTCGTCCAGATCGTCGTGGAACGCGGCCTCGTCGATAATGATAAGGCCTTGCCGACCACGGATCGAGCGGGGGCGCGACGACAGTGCCACCACGGAATAGCCGGAAGGCAGGTCCACGCGCAGGGCTTTGATGCCCTTTTCCGACCCGTCGTCGTACAGGAACTCGTCGCCGCCCGGCGACGCGAGGTGGAACGCTTTGGTGAAGTCACCGCACGATGTGATGAACTCGCGCGCCATGTCGAGGCTGGTGCCGATATACATGACGTCCATCGCCCGTATCGCCGGTGCGGCAACCAGCACGCCGTCCGACGCGAAGCCGTAGGTAAAGCCGACACGCCGGGATTTTTCCCCAACGAACAGGTCATGCTGGTGCGACAGCGCGACCGCCTCGGCCTGATAGGACAGCAGGACGGACGGGACAGTTTTCGGCGCGGCGTCAGGTGAAGGCGGTTTGAGCTTCACAGGCGGATGCCCAAGATACCGGCGCGGATCGCTTCCAGCGTCTCTTCGCTCGCGCCTGCGGATCGCCCGGCCTGGGTCGCGTCCTGAACGGCGCGTTCCCGCGTGCGTCGCGCCTCTTCCTCGCGGATTTTCGCCTCGCGCTCGATGTCGATCTTGGACGAGCTGGTCACGTCCTTGACCGCCTTCGCCAGCCGCGACAGCGCCAGCGTGTCGGGCGCGCCGCCGCCTTCCTCGTCATCGCCGCCCGCCGAGTCATCCTCGGCGCTGGCGATCGGGATCAGCGCGCGGGTCACGACGCTGGTCATGAGCTGGTTCATCATCCGGACCTGATTGTCATCGGACGATCCGAATTCTTTGCCGAAGGCCTGGGCGATGCTCTGGACGCGACGCTGTTGCTTCGCCAGCTCGTTGAAGCCCTGGGCGTAGCGCCCGACCGCCGAGCGCGACCGCTCGCTGCCCAGATCGCGCAGCAGCGCGCAGATGTCGTCCAGTGTCTGGCCGCGCCCGATCGCGTCGTGCACCGCGTCCAGGACGGCGGGCGGCAGGCTTTTGAGGGAGGACCTTCCAGCCATCAGCGTGCCGTGCCGACCTTGCGCCGCACCGCATGGCGGTGGACGCCGTCATAGAAGAAATGGCCGTTCGCCACGTCCTCGCCATCGGGTAGGATTTGGGCGAGCAGGAAGGGCTCGACCTCTTCGACCAAAATCAGCCCGGCCGCCGCCAGCCAGCGCATTTGTTCGACGACCGTCCGGCGCGCGACCGGATGGCCGCGCTGTTTCAGCAGCAGGGTCAGCGTGTCGTCGGATTGCTCCCCGCCGATCTCATTCATGAAATCGAGGATGGCGCGGCGGATGACCTGGTTCAGGGCGTCGACACTCACCGCTTGACCCCTTCGGTCAGGAGTGCGCGGAGATATTCGTTCTGGGTGTCGAGCTGGTCGCCGACGCCTTCGACGCCGCGCTCGACCTTGCCCAGCCGCTCGGACACCTGGGCGAGCCGGTCATTGAGGGTGTTGCGCGTGGGCGGTGCGGCGCATTCCTTTTCCAGGATCAGGATGCGGGTTTCATGACCCGCCAATTCCTTGTCCTGGACAGCGTTCTGACGGGCGACTTCGGTCGCCAGCGCGGTCAGTTCGGTCTTGAGCGCGAATTGATTGCGCAGCCAGAGTACGGCGAGGCCGATCAGTATTGGCGTCAGAGTCGACGCGATGGGCCAGATGACCCGAACATATTCCATCCACATAGCGTGTCGGGTCCCCGTTGAAGCGGGGATTGGGTGACACGCACGTCAGTTTTAGTCGGGATGCGTTGGCGCAGGCTCTTCGGGAAACATTTCCAGCTGCCGGGTGTCGACGGGGCGGCTCGGCACGAAGACGGGAGCGTCATCGGCTTCATTGGTCTGATTTGCAAGATGCGCGACATATCGGCGTGACGATCCGATCAGCCGCGCCGCTTCGTTCTTGTTCAATTTGCCCGCCCGAACGGCGGCGATGACCGGCGCGCGGCGCGCCCGCGCCAGGGCCTCGCGCGCGGTCGAGATTTGCAGCTTTTCGCGGCCATAGACCCGCGCCAGCGTGGCGACCGCGTCGCGCGGCAACACGTCGAGGAACGGGCTCTTTTCGGGGGCGAGCGGCACATACACGTCCAGCCCGCCGAAATGATCGACCAGCGTCAGGACATGCTTCGGGCTGATGTGCGCCGCCATTTCCAGCATGAACGGCGTCCAGCCGCGACCCGGCTTCACATCGTCCGGGATCGGCAGGTCGGAAAGGCGCGGCAGGTCAGCCATGGCTCTTGCCCCGCAGCATCTTGCCCAGGACGCGGATCGCCTCGTCGGTCTGCCGATCGGTCCAGCGGTTCGGCGGCAGGTCCAGTTCGGCTTGCAGCCAGGCGTCGGCGGTGCGTCCCTGGACGCGGTTGGCGACCAGCAGCTTGGCCCAGATCGCGTCGAGGACGGCGCGGCGATCGGCTTGCGGACAGGGCGGCACGCTCCATTCGACGCCTTCGCGCGCGGCCCAGCCTTTCAGCGCCTCGATCACGCCGACCGCCGCGCGGTGGTCGAGAAAGGCTACGGCATCGATCCCGGTCTGGCGCTTGACCCAGTTGTCCAGCCCATCGGCCCGGTTGATGGCGGCGAGCCAATAGAGCGACCACCACAGCGCGCGGATCTTGCCGACATGCGCTCGCGCGGCGTTGGCGGGCCAGGCATCGCCCCGGATCGCGGCCAGCACCTTGTCCATATCGGCGACCGACATGCCGGTCAGCGAGGGCTTGCCGGTCGCGCGCAGCTGCACCGCGCGGCGGTCGTCCTCGTCCATCCCGGCATCGCGGGCGGCGGCGAAGATGGCGCGGCGGCGTGCGTTCAAGGGATCGGCGGTCATGGGTGCACCTGCGCGGCCTGGGGCGTCGCCAGATCGAGCGCGGTCCCGCATCCACCGCATTGCGCCGAGCGTCGCCCGACCAGCCAGGACGCGCCGAAGCAGTCCGGGCAGATGGTGCCGGGGCCGCGATAGAGCATGACCCCGCTGCGCGCCGACCGGACCGCATCCTCCGACAGGACGATCGGCAGGACGAGCAGCTTGGCGCGGTCACGGTGGCGGGTCGTGCCGCCCCAGAACGCCTCGCCGGTCGCCATGCAATAGGCGTCCGGCCAGCGGCTGGTCAGGTAACGCGGTTCGGGCGGCGCAGGGTTGGTACAGGGCGCTTGGACCATCGCCCGGTACTCGGTCTTGAAGCCCAGCGTCCCCTCGAACAGGAACGGCCCAGGCGGACAGTCGGCCAGCGTGACGCGGCCCAGCGGGTCAGTCATCGGTCTTGCCTCCGAATGCGCGCAGCCGGTCGGTCAGCGCGCGGAAATCGGGATGGAGTTCGCGGCGGGCCTTGGCGGCGCGCAGGGCGGTGTGGACGGCAGGGTGGCCGCGCTGCATGACGCGGCCGATCGCAGGCAGCGACGCGCCCGTGGCCTCGCGCATCGCCAGGATCGTCGCCTGCCGGGCGATGACGAGCGGCTTTTCGCGGCACTGGCGATGCAGGTCGGCCACGGTGAAGCCGGTCGCGATCGCGGCGGCGGCGAGGATTTCGCCGAGCTGGCGGTCCTGGGCGGCGGTCATTGCACCGTGCCCCGTTCCGCGCTGCCGTGCCCGCCGGTCATCATGTCGGCGACCATGCCCAGCAGCCGGTCGAGGCCAGCGATCGAGAGCGATGCGACCAGCATCGTCCCGTCACCATGCCGGAGCGACAGGGACACGATCGCGTCATCGCCGATCCCGTCGAAGCCGACCGCGATCGCGCCGACCTGACCGGCATGGGGGGCTGCGCGCTCCTGGGCGATGGCGGCGGTGAAGCCACGCATCGGCACCATGCGGATGGTCTTATCCACGGGGCCGCGCTTTCGGGGCGGGAAGCGCCTTTTCGTCGTGGAGCTGGCGGAGCAGGTCGGCCAGCGCATAGCCGTTCTTGGCGACGAGCTGGACCGTCACGGTCGTCTCCGGCCCCTTGGCGGAGGCGGTCCGAAATCCACCGACCCGCACGTCACCGCGCGTCCAGTGGATCGAGCCGTAAAGCGAGTCTTCGGTCATTGGACCACCTTCCGGTCGTTTGCCTGGGCGTGGGTCAGCTGGGCGGCGGTCAGTTCGATCGCGAAGGCGGTGGCCTGATCCTCGTCGAGCGTGACCATCATCGTGCCCATCGGGCACGAAATGGAGACAGCGACGACGTTGCCGACAACCGGCATGGTGACCACCCGGACGCCGATCCCGGCCGTGTCCTGCGGATCGTTAGATACCGCGACCGGCGCGATGATGACGGGGGCCCCGTCCATCACGGCGTCGATCTCGTGATGCAGGACCTTCATACCTGCCCCTCCACCATGCGGGCGATTTCGCCGGTCAGGAGGTTGCGCTGATGCGCGGCAAGCCTGCCCAGGTCGGCGGTCTGTTTCGCGATCCCGTCGAACAGGTCGCGCAGGACGAGCCCGGCGAGTTGCTGGGATCGATCGGACTGGCGCGCATACTCGGCCATCGCTGACAGGTTGCGCCGCATGATTTCCAGGTCGGCGCGGCCCATCGTCTTGTTGGCGGCGATCGCGGCGGACACGTCCGACACGAGATTTTGCAGATCGGTTGCAATCGACATTCAAGCCTCCTGTGCGTGGGGATGGTCGGTGTTGTTCGGGCAGGTCGGGCAGGTCTGGGCGAACTGGACGTGCATCCAGTTCGCCGACTTCTCGCGGCGGCGGTTGCGAATGCAGGTCTTGAGCTGCATCTGGCCGTAGAGCGGGCAGACCACTTCCTCGGCCGACAGCGTCGCACGGACGAGCTGTTCGGCTTCCGGGTAGGAACCGGCATAGCTGCGGCTGATAAGGCGGCTGACATAGCCCGACGACTTGCCGAGTTGGTCAGCGACCGCGCGTTGGCTGGTCTTGTCGCAGGCGTCCGCCAGGACCAGCACCCAGGCGGGGGCCTCGGCCGTCCAGGCGGCGATCGCCTTCGTTCGGTTGCTATTAACGTTACCGAACATGGTTAACCTACCCCCCCGCCCACAGGGGCGGGCTTGGAGCTTTTTCCGAGCGATACGGTGCCGGGCGAGATGTCGACGCGCCGGCCATTGTTGCGATCGGTGATGACGATGCGGTCGCCGCGATGGTTGACCGCCGGGCACAGCCGACCCGTGTCCCGCCGCAGTCGGTAGGTCGACCATCCGCCGAGCAGCCTATTCCCGCGCCGCTCTATCGACACGTAGTTTGCCCGCTGGAGCTGGTTCAAAAGGCTCTGGATCGACCGCTTTGACGCGCCCGTGGTCATCAACAGCGCGGGCACGTCGAACGTCTTCAATACGCGCATCGCCAGCCAGACTTTCTGGCGAGCCGTCTTGTCCACCTCCTGCCGAACCAAGTCCGGGGACTTGCGCAAGGGCTCATAACGGTTGGCCGCCCCCGGCGTCAGGATGTAGCGGGCCGGTCGGCCGGGCAGGCGCTTGAGCAGGCCTGACATAGCCCATTTGCGGACTTGGGAGTCGGTCGAGCCTACGACGGTCGCCCCCGCCAGCTCCTGCAATTCGCGAACGGTCAGCGGCTTTTCCGCGTCGAGCAGGCAGGACCACATGGGCCCCGCGATGCTCTGCTTTCCGGGCTGAACGGTCATCACGCGGCCTTCCGGATCGGAATGTCGCCGGTCGAAAATGGGCGGTTGCCCCAATCCGCGCGGCTGATCGCCGTCAGGCCGCTGTTCATGGCCTGCGACTGGACTTCCTGGAGATTGGTGACGATCCGGCGCGTGACGCCCTTGGTCGCCTGCACGATGGCGCCGACCAGATCGTCCGCGATTTGGACGCGCGGGCAGTAATAGTCGCGCAGCAGACAGGCATCGGCGAGGCTCGACGGCTGGGCAGGCGTGGCGACGAGGACCCGGTTGTCGAACCGTTCCCAGTCCTTGAGCTTGGCGGGGAGCGCTTCCTCGCCAATGAGCATGATCGGGACGCCGCCATGGTCGTGAATGTCGCGGATGATCTCGACGTTCTTGCGATGAACGACATAGTCGGTTTCGTCGATGATGAGCGGTTGCGGCGCGACCAACAGCTGCTCGATCACTTGGTCCAGCAGATCGTCGGCGGTGCGACCCATACGGGTGATGCCCAGGTCGGTGGCGATGGCGCGCAGCATCGACTTTTGCGACCATGTCGAGCGTGCGACGACATAGGCGGCGTTGAAGCGCGCCGCGATCGTGGCGGCGGCGACCGACTTGCCGTAACCGCTGGGGCCGTACAGCAGGCCGATGCGCGGGCTCCCCTGCGGGGCTTCCTGACAGCGCATCATGGTGGCGAGGCCCAGGCGCATGTTCGTGAGCTGCGCGGGTTCGTTAATGGTGGTCAAAGCGAACTCTCCTTGAGCGAAGGCGTGGTGGCGGGCGCGGCGCGCCGGGCCGTGAAATCGGCGGTCAGCAATTTGTGAGCGCGATATTCGGTGGACTGGGAGAAGATGCGGGCGCGCGAGAGCGCGTCCGGGTCGACGGCGTGACCGGCGGCGTGGTCCGCCAGGACGCGGTCCGCCTCGGCCATGCGATCCTCGAAGCTTCGGGGTGCGCTGGCGGCCGGACGGGGATAGCGGGTTTCCGCCGCCTCGATCGCGGTCGCGCTGGGCAGTTCGACGGGCGCGTCGGCGATGCTGGCGATGGCGGGCGTCTGATGCGGGGTGGTGCGGACGGGCAGCGTGACCAGCTTGCCCGCTTCCTCGGCATCACGACGCAGCAGCGCGTTGCGGGCATCCTCGAACGAGAAGCGGCGTTGCTTCTCGCGCAGCTCGGCCCGGTGCGCCTTCATCAGCGCGGCTTGCTGGCGGCGGGCCTCGACCGCGAAGTCCCGGTCGGACAGGCCGGAGCGCTCGGCGTTGACGGCGGTGCCGATGTAACGCTGGTCCTCGTCGAACACGAACAGCGCGCCCAGATCGTCCTCGTCGCGGCGCAGGATGACGGTGCACCCGACATGCGCGGCCAGCGGCGGCGTCCAGTAGCGGCCCTTTTTCCAGGTGATGCCGCGTTTCGTGACCTGTGCCCGCCCGACCAGCGCCGACAGCAACAGCTTGAGCGTGCCCTCGTCCGGAGCCCCCCGCGCGGCGCGTGGGCTGTTCGTCCATCGCGACATCGGCGATGCGCCCAGGCTGGAATGCGCGCGGACGTGGTACACGCCGTCGAGCCAGTTGTTGATGATCGCCTGGAGTTCGTCCGCCGAGAGTTCGGGCACGATGACCGGACGCTTGGTTTCCTTGCGGGCAACCGCGCGCAGCCGCTGCGCCTCGGCGACATTGTGGCCGATGTAACCGCCCAGCAGCTCGGCCCGCTCGCGGGTGAAGGTGCCGAACATGCGCTCGACAAACGGTTTCTTGTCGCCCGACGCAGGCGGCACCGGATCATGCGCGATGCCCAGCAGCTCGCAGGCGGTGCGAACCGTCGCGTTGATATAGCCGGAGCCCTGGTCGGTGCGCAGCACCTCGGGCATGACACCCCAGGCCAGCATCGCGGCGACCAGCGTCCGGCGGACCGACTGGGCGGACTCGCTGTCGACGACGAGATAGAAGGTCCGACGCGACCAGACATCGACGATGCCCAGGATGGATTTCCGCCCCTCCTTGGTCATCACATCGGCCTTGGTGGTGTCGATCTCCCAAATCTGATGGGCGTAGGACACGCCCGCGTCAGCCCGGCCGAGCGCGACGCGGTACTTGCTTTTGAAGAGGTCCGGGTCGCGGAAGCTGGCGAGCAGCGCGGGCTTCGACGCCTCCAGCTTGGCGATGAACCGGCGGACGGTGTGCACGGATGGTAGCGGAGCGAACCGGGTCCGCATCAGCTCCAGGATGGCGGTGGCGGACAGGTCGCGCTCGGCCAGCCATGCCTCGACCGCGTCTGCGGCATCGGGGGTGCGGGTGAAGAAGTCCGAGCCCTTGGGCCGACCGCGCTGGCCGCCAACCGGCTGCGCAGCGGTGCGGTCCGCATAATCGCGGCGCGCGGCCTCGGGCAGGTCGGCGACAGCGAACAGCCGCCCGCCGCCATTGCCCTGCCGGGCGATCCAGCGCCACTCGCCCCGGCTGGCGCGATTGGCGACCGCCGTCCGGTTGGTCGGCAGGCCCTCCAACTCCAGCGACGCGATCTCCTGCGCGGACAGATATTCGCGGCCGAGCAGCGTCACGCGCGGGTCTCCGGCTGGGACACGCTGGCCGACTTGCGAAGGAAGGCTTCCGTCCGGTAGTTATCGACAGATTGGGGGCGTTTGAGCGTCCCGGCGCACCCAAAGCGGATGGACCGAATGACCATAGGAAATGCACTGGGTTGTGCGGCTGCCGAACTGGTCGACGCAGCAGCAACGGCAATGCAGGCCAAGCCAGAAATCGACAGCGAGGCGGTCATTGCGATGCACCGCCATCGACTTTCGCCGAGTTTTCGGTTTTCGACCGGGGCGAAGCGGTGATGGTGTCTAGGATCGCTCGCTCGATACGCGCACTGGTGTTACCGCGTAGAACATCGCTAACCGACTTTTCGGGGAAGTTATGGGCGCGCTCAAAGGCGGCCAGACTACCGAATTTTCGGCAGATTTCTGCCTTTATCCCGTGTTTGTCAGTCAGCGTGAGCGCCACATGATTTCCCCGAAAGTTCGTTCCGAAGATTCGGGTAATCCGAGAAATCGTGGACGTCAACCAATTCAAACCGAAAATTCGGTTGGCCAGCGCATTTTGTTGGCTTTGGGGGACCGACCCAGGAAATGGCTCGCGCAGGAGTCAGGGCTTCCGGAGAGCACCGTGGGCGACGCTATCCTGCGCGGCCCCGCCAGGACCGAGGTCGCGATCAAGATCGCCGACGCGCTCGGCGTCGGTCTGGATTTCCTGCTAGGTCGTAGCGTCGAGGTCGAAGCCTCCCCGGCCGTGACCAGGCGCGAGACTTCCGGGCGTGAGTCGGGCGCTATCGTTTCGATCCCGGTTCATGACGTTCAAGTCGCGGCCGGAGCGGGGCGGCTTGCCGATCGCCTCCCGCCGCCGATGTATTATTGGTCGTTTTCCCGCGACTGGGTCGAGGCCAACCTGAAAGGCGTCGGTCAGCTCATCATGGTCGAGGTGTCGGGTTCCAGTCAGGAGCCGGAGCTTTCGGACGGCGACCTCGTCGCGGTCGATCTCGACCAGTCGCGATTGCGTGAGGGGATGTTCGTCGTTCGCCTGGATGACCTGTTGGTCATCAAGCATATCCAGGTTGACGGTCGGATCGTGCGCCTCATGAGCCGCAACCCCCTGTACGATCCCGTGGAAATCGACATGCACGAGCCCGGTATCGACGATCGGTTCGAGGTGGTTGGCCGCGCGGTGTGGGCGAGCAAGATGCTTTAATTCTATGATGCGGCCATCGACAGAGTCATAGCCGATTTAATGGGGGCACCATGCAAATCACTTTGCAAGAGGATTTTGGCGGAGTTACAAACTTCTCTTCTAAGGCTGATGCCATTTTGTGGGCGCAAAGGCAGGCAAAGGAGTGGCTGGAAGCTTTTGACGTTTCTGATAATTCTATTGGTCACAACATTGACAAAGTACATCCTACTGCGCGGCTTGTGTATGGCGCATGGAAGTCGCTTGAATTTTCATTGTCGACAATAGGCGATCTGGAATTTGCAACTGCGCCTCTATTTGGCGGGAGAGTGCAAGACAACCTGATTATGGCCTCGGCTCCAGCTGGCAAGGCGCTGCATTGGGTCAATAACAATCTAGACAATGATGCCCTTTCAGCCGCGTTCGCAACCGCAAAAGTTTCTCACTTGCCCATTAATTGGTCAGAAAGTTCAAGTACGGCGGGGGTCGTTCACTATATCCGAATAATGAATGCGTACCGGGATTTCGATGAAGCTGCGTCATCGAATGGCGTTAAAATTATACTTTCCAGGGCTGAAGCGAAGGCCGAGGCAATCGGTAACTCGGTAAGTGACGTTGAGGGACGATTGGGCGACATAAAAGATGACATAAACGAAATACGTGAAAATTACTCAAAAAAGTATAGTGAAGTTTATTCTTCTGGGGTGGAGCAATTAGCGACAATTCATGAGCGTAATGTCAATGAGTTGTCCGATAAATACGATGATGCAAAGCGGGCGCTGGCGAACTTCGAAATATCTCGTGAAAAGGGTATTAGCGAACTGGAAAACTGGCGCGCTGCGTTCCGAGAAGAGGTCCGATTGGAGCCAGCAGCAAGGCTTTGGACAGGTCTTGCTAAATTACATTCAACGTCGGCCACTCACAGTGGAATAGCCTCTATAGTCGTTGGCGTTTCGGGAATAATATTAACCCCGGTGATTGCCATCCAGATTATGAAGTGGATACGTCAAAAGTTTTCTGAAATTGGGGGAGATGGCCTAATATCCGGTAGCCCATCAAGGGCTGCCGAGTTGACGTTTCATTACCAGATCGCATTCTCCGCGGCCGTAACATTATTGTGGCTGACCATGTTCTTATGGTTAATGCGCGTTCTTGTTCGTCGGCATACCATGCAGCGGAGGTTGCATATTGACGCAGCGGGGCGGGCTGCATTGACGCAGACATATTTAGGGCTGATCCAAGATGGTGCGGTAAATGAAAATGAGCGCCCAATTGTCCTTGCGAGCTTATTCCTTCCAGTTTCAGACAACTCTGTGGATGATGGGCCTCCCGCTACTTCTCTTGCGTCTATATTGGCAGCAATCGCTGCGGGTAAGGCGGGGGTTGGGTAAATTATTATGAGGATGCCAATTTTATTTGCCAGCGCCATCGCTGTAGGTAGCGCGACATATGCCTGGGCGATGCAAGTCGATCAGCCTTTCGACCTTGCTGCCTGCGAAGCCCACGTCCGCGCAAATACCCCAAATAATCGGGGCTATCGGCAATTGAGCGTAACGCGCACCGACACTGGCCCACTGACACCGGCGGCGTTCCATGAACAGGCGGGGCCCCCCGCGTCACGACATGGGCTCGGCGAAGCGGAGCGATTGCAGAACATCCTGGACGAGACGAACGCGCAGGCGGGCAACCTCGCATTGCGTCGCATGGTCCTGACCTATCAGTTTCAGGGCGACGCCAAGCCCCGCCAGCAGATTTGCGCGTTCCGCCTGATCGAGGGGGAACTGGAGAGCCCCAAGATACTAAACGCCCATGCGACGACCGTCACCGGCAAGGCGCTGGACGTATTGGCCGACCTTCAGCACCGCCCCCGGCAATCCCGGCCGAAGCATTCATGCTGCCTCTGATCGCGGCGATCGCGGCCCAGGCGCTGACCTGCGCGCCGATCGCCGTCGACGGCGACACGCTGCGTTGCGGGCGGGAGCGGATACGCTTGCTGGCGATCGATGCGCCGGAAATGCCGGGACATTGTCGGCAAGGCCGCAAATGCGTCGCGGGCGATCCGTTCGCCAGCCGGGTGTCACTGACAGCGGCGTTGCGCCCGCCCTTCACGATCCGGCGGGTCGGCTTCGATCATTATGGCCGGACCTTGGCGGCGGTCAGCGGCGCGCGGGGTGATCTGTCCTGTTGGCAGTTGCGAGCGCGTCGCGCGCGCTACCGGTCGGACTGGGACAATCGCCAGCTGGTCGGCTCGCAATGTCGCTGAAGGCCGAGCGTTTCCTGATCGCGTTCGAGGCGATAGGCTTCGCCATCGCTCTGGCGATCCATATCGTGCCGCCGGTCTTTGCGTGGGTACGGGCGCTCCTCGCCTGAAAGGCCGCCACAGCCGCTTTTCCCGGCCTTCGGGCATCATTCCCGCCAAATCGGACTCGACCCCATTCAGCGGCCGTGTGCGGCGTGCACACGGCATATCGGGTCACGACCGAACGAACCCATCTGGACAACCCGCCCAAAGCTGATCCATGTTCTTGCTTTGTTCTAATGGGAGTCAGAACGGTGCTACAGGATTTCGGATCGTGGTTGGTCGATCAGCATAAGCGTGACGATTGGGTCGGTCTGCTCGGTTTCCAGGCCCGGCGCGACACCAGCTTTCCGACCGGCGGCGATCCCGACGATGTCCGCGCCTATCTGGAGCGCAACGGGGCCGATCCGGATGCGCTCGACATGCTGGAAACCGCCGCGCTGGAATGGGGCCGGGCGTGAATTGCGGGGCAGGCCTGGGGGAGGCTGGTCCCGATCCTCTGATGTTCCCGACCGATGCCCATCCCCGTTGGCGGCTGCGCGTGTTCGACAGGTGCTGGCCGTGGCGGGCGACCAAGAGCGAGGCGTTGCGGGACGCGGTCATGAGTCGAAACGCGCGGCGCTGCCCGGACGACAATGTGACCTATCTCGACGCGGCGGCGGCGATCCAGCGCGACCCGCCGCATTATGGCGATCAGTTGCGAATGAGGATGAAGCGATCGTTCGCCAAGTGAAGCGAGATACATTGCAGTCACCGATCCGGCCGGATCGTTTCGGCCCGAAGCAGAAGCGGCCAACCAAAATCTAACCTCTTGCGCCGTGCCTCCGTCTGTATCTATCAGGCGGGGCACGGCGTCTTGCCGTTGCTTTGGGATGCGCTGGCGCAGGACGCGAGGCCCGCTGGCCTGGACTATTCCGGCGGCCATGGCACCGCCCCCGATCAAGATCCTGCGCCCCGGCACCTTCACCGATATTCACGGGACGAAGGTCACCTTCACCCAGTCCGACCTGGACCAGGTGATCGCCTCCTATGACCGGGAGAGCGATCCCGCGCCGATCGTCGTCGGCCATCCCAAGATCGACGCGCCCGCCTTCGGCTGGATCGGCTCGCTGGCGATGGAGAATGGCGTCCTCGTCGCGCACCCGTCCGAGGTCGCGCCCGCCTTCGCCGAGGCGGTCGAGGCGGGCCATTACCGCAAGATTTCCCCCCAGCTCTATCCGCCGTCGAGCCCCAACAATCCCAAACCCGGCAACTGGTATCTCCAGCATGTCGGTTTCCTGGGCGGCGCGGCTCCGGCGATCAAGGGTCTGGGAACGGTCGCCTTTTCCGACGCGCCCGTGGGCGTCGTGACCCTTTCCATCGACGAGGACAGCATGACCACCGAAACGACCACCCCGCCGGACGCGGTTGCGTTCGCGCAGCGCGAAGCCGAACTTGCCGAGCGCGAGAACGCGATCAAGGCGCGCGAAGCCGACCAGGCCCAGCGCGAACAGGCCGCCCGCCACGCGGAGCATGTCGCCTTTGCCGAGGGGCTGATCGCCGATGTGAAGCTGGCCCCGGCGGGCAAGGACAAGGTCGTCGGCCTGCTCGATCTGCTCGACGCCAGCCAGCCGGTCGCGTTCGGCGAGGGCGACGCGAACAGCATGACGCCGCTCGCCGCCTTCAAGTCGCTGTTCGACGGCGCGCAGCCGGTCGTCGCCCTGGGCGAGGCCGCGCCCGCCGACAAGAAGCCTGCCGACGCGCCCAAGCCCAGCGACATCGCCCGCCGCGCCCAGGCCTATGCCGACAAGCAGCGGGCGGCAGGCAAGCCGATCACGACCCAGGCGGCGGTCCGGTTCGTCACCGCCAATCCCGACGCCTGACCCGGCGGCGGCACCCCCACGACTCAACGACAGGAGCTTACGACCATGGCTGGCCGCACGGACGGACTGACCAAGAATTTTCGCGCTGGGGCGGCGATCGCCCCGTATCTGATCCTCAAATTCGGCGCGGACGACCAGACGCTGGTCCCCGCGACCGGCCCGACCGACGACCTGATCGCGACCAATGTCGAATTGCCTGCGGTCCAGGGCGAGCGCTTCGACGCGGCGATCGGTGGCCTGCCCGAGGTCCGCTACGGCGGCCCGATCGGTCGCGGTCGCCCCATCACCTCGGACGCCCAGGGCCGCGCGGTCGAGGCCGCACCCGCCGCTGGCGTCCGTGTGCGCATCATCGGCTTTTCGATGGCCTCCGGCGTCCTGGGCGATGTCCTCGCCTACCGCCCCGCGCCCGGTTTCATCACCGGCTGATCCCGGCCTTCAACCCCGTTTCACCGCTTTTACAGGACGCTTTTCCGTGGCCCAATCGCCTTATCCCATCGATCCCGACCTGACCGCGATCGCCATCGCCTACAAGAACCAGGGCTATATCGCCGACATCGTCCTGCCCCGCATCACGGTGGGCAAGCAGGCCTTCACCTTCATGCAGTACGGCATCGACACGTTCTTCAACACGCCCGAGACGCTGATCGGCCGCCGTGGCCAGGCGAACCAGGTCACGATGGACGGCGTGGAGGTTCCCGACACGACCGAGGATCACGGCCTGGAGTCGCCGGTTCCCCAGGCCGATGTCGACAACGCCGACGAGCGGTATGATCCGCTCGGCAACGCGGCGGCACTGACCTCCGAGCTGATCGAAATCCGCCGGGAAATTCGCGCGGCCGGGATCATCTTCAACCCGGCGACCTATGACCCGAACCTGCGCGTCACGCTGGCGACGACCGATGTCCTGGACAATCCCAACACCGACGCCGTGACGCTGATTTCCGACGCGCTCGACAAGCCGCTGATGCGCCCCAACCAGATGGTATTCGGCCAGCGCGGATGGACAAAGTTCCGTCGCAATGCGGGCGTCATCAAGGCCATTCGCGGCACCAATGGCGGCGGCCTCGTCAGCAAGCAGGAGGTGGCCGAGCTGTTCGAGGTCAATGAGGTCGTGGTCGGCCAGGCGTTCGGCAACCAGGCGCGCAAGGGTCAGGCGGCGCAGATGTCGCGCCTGTGGGGCAACCATCTGGCGCTGACCTACAAGGCACCCGTCCTGTCGCGCGAGACGCCGACCTTTGCGGGCACCTTCACCTGGGGCGAGCGTGTCGCGTCCCAGCGCGAGCTGAAACCCGGCGAAATGGGCCTGCGCGGCGGCACCGCGGTGCTGGTCGGCGAGAGCGTGCGCGAGCGCGTGATCGCGTCCCAGGCGGGCTATTTCTTCGAGAACGCCTTCTCGCCGAACTGATCCCGCCCCGATGCGGGCGGCGATCCGGCCGCCCGCATGACCTCCCTCGACTGGAAAGCCCTTCCCATGAGTTACCCCTACAAGGTCGCCCGGACCGTCATCTTCGGCGGCAAGGAATATGCGCCCGGCGCACCGATCCGCTTCGACACCAGCGACAAGGCGCAGAACGAAGCCCGCCTCGATCTGCTCGGTCGCGAGGCGATCGGCGACGACGAGGACTTCGCCGACACCATCCTGCTGCGCGAGCAACTGGCGGCGGCGCAGGCCGAGGCGATGACCGGCAATTCGGCCGCGCCGACGACGACGGCCCCGGAAGCACCCCAGGCCACCGCGCCGCAGGACAGCCCCCAGGCGACGGGCGGCTACACCACGCCCCCGCCGTCCGAAAAGCCCGCACTGACCGGCAAGAAAAAGCCCGAGCTGATCGCGATCGCGGCGGACGAAGGCGTCGCGTTGACCGGCGAAGAGACGGTCCAGGAGATCATCGCCGCCATCGAGGCGAAGCGTGCGGCGGCATGATCGCCACCATCCTCAAGCAGCCGGGCGAGACACTTCGCCCGGCTGTCGCCTTTTCCGGGAACGCTTCGATCGCCGCGATCCGCGCCGTGACCGTCACCGCGCGGGGCCTCGTTCCGGGTGCCGCCGCGCTCGGCGCCAACGCCACGCTGTCGGGCGGCACCGTCACGCTGGCCCTGTCGGGCGGCAGCGACGGGGAACGCTATGCCGTCACCGTCCGGGGTGACGACGCGCAGGGCCAGACGCTGGAAAGCGAGGTCGAGGTCGTCCTGATCGAGTCGAGCTGGGCGACGCCGGACGGCGGCGCGGGGTGGCTGTCGATCGCGGCGTTCGTGAAGCGCTTCACCCTGGACGAGGTCGTGCGGATGACCGACATCGACGGCTCCGGCCGGATCGATCGCGACCTGCTGATCGGCGCGCTGGTCGACGCCCAGGCGATCGCCGAGGCGCATATCGCCAGCCGCTACGCGCTGCCCCTCGCCACGGTCCCGCGCATCCTGGAAATGGCGGTCGGCGACATCGCCCGCACCCGGCTTTACCCACGCGGCGCGCCGGAGGGGATCGCGGACCAGGCCAAGGCGGCGATGGCGCTGCTCGTCCGCATCCAGAAGGGCGAGGCGACGCTGGGCGTGCCCGCCGCCGTCCTCCCGGCCGAGGCGGTCAGCGACGCGCCGATCCTGATCGCGCCCGGCCGCCGCGCCTACTCCGATTGGCTGAAGGACTATTGATGGTCGACATCGCGATCACCATCCGGGAGGACGTGACAGCGGCGATGAACCGGCTGGCGGCGGCGGGGACAGACATGACGCCCGCCATGAAGGACATTGCCGGGCACCTCGCCGACACGACGCGCGAACGATTCGAGACGGAAACGGACCCGACCGGCAAGAAGTGGATCCCGTCCCGGCGGGTGGTCGAGCATGGCGGCAAGACGCTGACCCTGTCGGGCGACCTGGGCAATTCGATCACCGAGGACTGGGGCAAGGACTTCGCGGCGGCCGGGCCGGAGCGATCGGGCGGCGCTGGCGTCTATGCGCTGATCCACCAGACCGGCGGCGAGATTCGTCCGCGCGAGAAAAAGGCACTGTCGTTCGGCGGCCGGATCGTGGCGAAGGTCATCATCCCGGCCCGCCCCTATGTCGGCTTCAACGACGTGAACGCGGATTACGCAATCGGCGCACTGGCGCGCCATCTGGGCTTTGGAGCCGTTTAAATGCTGACCCTGACCCCTATCGTCGCCGTGTTGCGGACCGGCTTCAAATCGGTCGACGGCGTTCTGGAAGCGCCTTCCCAATCCGACTTGCCCCGCGCGCTCCCCGCGCTGTTCGTCGTCCCCGCCGCCGATGCCGCCGAGCCGAACACGCTGTCCGGAAAGCGTGACCAGCGGGTGACGTTCGACTTCTCGGTCCTCGCCACCGTCGCGACTAGGGCTGCGCAGGGTCAGGTATCCGACGAGTTGAAGGCAGTGGAGGACCGGGTGATCGAACTGGTCGTAGGCTGGACACATCCCGATGCATCTGGCCCCATAGACTATGTCGGCGGTAGGCTGGCAAACGTTGGCTTTGGCAGCGTGAGCTGGGAATTTCGTATGCGCTGCCACTACCGATTGCGCAATAATCTATAGATTTTGCGCCACTCTATTATTTATCCCTCTCAAGATGAAATGGCTTTTAGATAACCAGTATATTATCTTTTCTTGTTATTTGTTAAGCAAGAGTGATATTTCATTCTTCAAATCTGTCGCCATTTCGATTCCAGGGACAGGGGATCTCAAATTGGAAATTCGTGAAAGCTTTTTGTTTTCGCCGATTTCCAAAAGTTGGTTTGAAATAGACTTTTCCAGTGCTTTTAAAAAATCCTTGCCCTTAATCACAGATGGAGAAAATCCTCCGAGTTCATTCCATCGATCGATTATGGAGCTTCGACTCTCCTTGGGTAATATGCTCACCGCAGAACTCAGTGCTGTCTCAAAGTTTGATTGGGCTTCTTTTCCGTCGAAGCTTGAAAGGGCGGATGCAACTATCTTTTCAGCAATGCTATGTAAAATCCCAAAAACTTCTGCGATATGTTCAGGCGAACAAAAGCAAGATTCGATGTCAGAACCAGGCGTGACCCAAAGCGGTATGTCGTACCGCACGAGTTCCTTTTTTTCTTCCCAGGCGTCTATATCCGCATCGGACATAAAGTCTCGGTCACGATGCACCATGATCGGAATACCAAGCTCGTCTCTTAACTGATTAAGCGCTTTGCCAGAGGGTATTCCGCTGTACCCAAAGGTGGGCCACAAAAGAACTTTCCGATACAAATCAGGCCATTGTGAAAGAATGGCCTTCATTGCGGTCAGATTTCCGTCTTCCGTGAACAGAAGAATCTCTTTGTCGAGTGCACCCCACCCCATGCGCAATCGGATTCGCTCTTCACTGTCAGCGCGCAGAGCACCCTCATCCATCCAATGCACTGATGTCTGAGGTCCGCAGGCTCTAACCAGATGTGGAGAATGCGTGGTAACAATGAACTTTGTATGAGGAAATGATAGCGATGCGCTCTCCAAAGCCTTAATCAATAGCTCTTGCGTGCTCGGATGCAAATGCGCGTCAGGCTCATCTATCAAAAGCAGCTTTGGATTAAACTTTAGGAGGTAAGCAAAGATTTGTACTATTTGGAGATATCCAGTGCCGGCCATTTCTAGAGGGCGCCTTTGCAGAGCATCCGGGCGGCCTGGCTCCTTCATATTCGGGGTTAAAAAAAGTGCATCTATTCTGGCGTCTCGCAAACGGTCGAATTTCACCCAAAATTGTGAACCCGGAAGTACTTTAGACACCCATTCCGATAATTCATGAAGTTCGGCATACTCGGTATCTGTTCCGGCACTTCCGCCGGCCAGATCGAGCAAAATGTGGCGAAGCACCGAACCGCCCTCACCTGACGCTGCACGTCGATTGAGAACAGGCTTCGCAAGCACAGTTTCAAATTCTGCCAGTCCCGCAATACCAGGTATGTAGGCAGTCGAAGCTTGCTCTGATGTTAATGCCGCAGTTAATGGGCCAGATATTTCGGCTTTTGCGCCAGCATCATTACGAGCCGCACTAATAGCGATTTCAGTTTCTGACCCACCCTCATCGACGAAGCCCACAATAACTTTTGGAAGATCGGATTTATTCTGTAAGCGCTTCTTGTGTGCGAGTTCTTGGAATGCGCGACTGGGGGTGTAATCCATCTGCTCTAACGAGGCATTTCCGCGGTGGTCTTTGAGCGTGGCGCATCTCACCGACCAGTGTAGCGCTTTCAATATGGATGACTTACCTGACCCGTTCCCGCCTACTAGGATAGTGATAGGAGACAAAGGAAGTTCAACACGCTTGTCGATGCGCATGAAATTCTGAACGTAGACGGACTTTATCATATAACCCCATTTTTAAGTGCATGATGGCTAAGGCTATTTCTTGGCGCAAGCCCTTATAATGATGAGATCGCTATCGGCGTGTGCATCGCGCCAGTTGATTCATAGGCTGCCTCCAACGTTTATATTTCTCCCTGCGCCAGCGCATACCGCGCGCGCGCGCGAAATCCGGTCTGACTGTCGGCACAATTCCGACATCCGACCGAAGGACGCCACATGGCCGCCGCGCCGAAAACCACACAGGCTGATGCCACCAAGCCCCGCCCGGTCGACGAGACCGGGCGGACGCTCGACCAATGGGACCTTCCCGTGTCGGGCCCCGCACGCCTGAAGGCGCTGGGCGGCAAGCCCGACCCCGCGCTGGAAGTCGCCGCCGAGGTTGCACCCGCGCAGCCCCCCGCCACCACCGACAAGGACTGACCCATGGTCGACGCCGTCAAAGTCCTCTTTTTCAAGAAAGAGGCGACTTACGCCACCGACGCCGCCCCCACGGGTGCGGCCAATGCGGCGCTGACCCGCAACTTCACCACCAAGCCCGTCGTCGTCGACCGCATCCAGCGCAACCTCGACCGGCCGGTTCGCGGCAGCTCAAAGGATGCGCCGTCGAACGAACGCCAGACCTATGGCTATGAGCTGGAGCTGGCGGGATCGGGGGCGGCCGGGACCGCGCCCGCGTGGATGGAGCATCTGGAGTGTTGCGGCATGGCCGCGCCCGTCCTGACCGCCAACACCAGCGCCGTCCAGCGCTTCGCCGCGATCGGCGCGGCCTTGTCGTCCGCCACCGCCTATCACTGGCACGGCACCCAGAAGCGCATCGGCCTGGGCGGCCGGGGCACGTTCGGATGGGATTTCACCGCCGGGCAATATCCGTTCATCAAGGTCGACATGACCGCGCTGCTCCCGGCGGCCGGGGCGATCGGCGATGCCGCGCCGGGTGCCGTCGCGTTCGACCAATGGAAGGACCCGCTGGAGGTCAACACGACCAACACCGACTTCCTGCTCGGCGGCTTCGCGGCCAATCTGCGCAGCTTCACGGGTGAGGCGAATGCGGAGATCACGCCGCGCAACCTCGTCGGTGCGAACTACATCAACCGGGGCAATCACGGGCTGACCTGCCGCGTGGTCGCCGAATGCCCGGCAATCGGCGCGAAGGACTATTTCACCACCCTGCGCAAGGGCGATGAAATTCCCGTGCAGCTCGACCACGGCACGGTCGCGGGCAACATCATCCAGTTCAAGTCGGACCATCTGCAAATCACCGACATCGAGCTGTCCGACGAGAACAACGTCCTCATGATTACGATCACGGGGAAGCTGAATGTCGGCACCACGCCCGACGACCTCATCATCACAGCGAAGTGACATGACCCAGCCCATTTATCGCATCGTCGCCCAGCCGCGCGCCTGGACGCCCGTCACCTTTCCGTGCGTGATGGAGGACGGCACCGTCCAGTCGTTCACGATCGAAATGCGTTTCCGCCTGCTCAAGGTGGACGCCGCCACCGCGTTCATCGCCGAGGTGGTCCGCATCCAGGCGCTGGAGGAAGAAGCCGGGGCCGATCACGCCCAGCTTTATACCGAGCTGGTCGCGCAGATTGCGACCGACTGGCGCGGGGTCCATGCGGAAAACGGGGACCCGCTGCGCTTCGACGTGCCGGAGAATTGGCTGACCGACTTGGACGCGGAGGGCAACCGCAAGCCGCTGGTCGCGCCGAACCTGCGCAGCCTGATGAACGAGGGCGGGATGTTCATCCACATCTTCGACGCCTTCCGCGCCTGCCTCGCGGGGCAACCCAAGGCCCGCGCGGGAAACTGACCGCCGTCGCGACCGCCTGGGCGAAAGGTCGCGGCGGCGGCAAACCGGCCGAGGATGCCGCCACCGACAGCGCCGCCGCCGCGATCGCCGCGATCGAGGCGCGCCGCGCGGCCGGGCGGCGGGACGACACGGTGGAGATCGGGCCCGACGCGGTGGACGTGGTCACCCTGTTCATGGCGCTGACCTCGCAATGGCGGTTCCACGCAATGGGTGGGCGGCTCGGCCTGGAATATGCCGCCGTCCGCCCGACCGCCGACATGCTGTCGATCGCGATGACGACCGACCTGTTCCTTGACCTGCAATTGATGGAGCGCGCGGCCCTGACCGCGCTGGCGTGACATGAGCCGCGACCTGATCGTTTCCGTTCGACTGAAGGCTGACGGCTCCGGCCTTGTCGGGGCGGCGAAGGACAGCGCCACCGCGATCGCCGGGATCGGCACCGCCGCCGGGGGCGCGACCGTCCAGGCGCGCCAGCTGGTCGCGGCGATCGGCGAGGCCTCGCGCGCGGCCGGTGTCGCCGGGACGGGCCGCGAGGCATCCGCCGCGCTGGAGGCGACCGCGCGGTCCTCGGTCACGCTGGGCGGATCGGCCAAGCAGGCGTCCGCCGCGATGGCGCAGCTGACCGACCAGTCGCGCGGGGCCGCGACCGGAGCCGACGAGCTGGTCGCCGCCGCTGGTCGCGTCGCCCGCGCGCACGGCACCACCACCGCCAAGGCGGCCGAAGCCGCGCGCGCCGCCTCCGATCTGGCGCGCGCCGAACGCGACGCCGCGCGCGAAGCGGTGACGGCGGCGGAGTCGCGGCTCGCCCAGGCGAAAGGCCGGGTCGAGCTGACCGCCGAAAACCCGACCATCACCCTGTCACCCGGCGGGGGTGGCACCCGTGCAGCCGGGGACGCCAAGGCGATCGCCACCGCCACCGCCGAGCTGGCCCAGGCGCGCCAACGTGCCGAGGCCGCCGAGCAAGCCTATTCGCAATCGCTCCGGGGCAGCGCCCAGGCGTCCGACACCGCCCGCGCGGCGGTGACCGCGCTTGCGACCCAGTCCCAGGCGGGCGTCGGCACCACCGGCCAGCTGGCGGAGGCGCTGGAGCGGACGGGGACGCAGGCGCGGTCGACCGCCCAGGCCGCCCATGCGCTGGCCGATGCCGCCGACACCTCGTCGGATGCATCGCGCCAGCTCGCGACCGCCACCGATCAGGCGACCGAGGCGGCGAACGGACAGGCCCGCGCCACCAACGCCCAGAGCCAGGCGCGCGGCCAGGCGCAGCGCGAAGCCGCCGAGCTGGCGGCCGCCGAGGCCCGGCTGGCAAGCGCCACCAACGAAACCGAACGCGAGGAAGCCGCCGCCGCGATCGCCGCGATCAAGCTCGCCCAAGCGCAGCGGGAGGCCGCGCGCCGGACCAGGGAAGCCGAGGCGGAAAGCCGTCGCAATGCCTTCGCCGTCCGAAACCTCGGCCAGCAATTCGGTGACGCCGGGTTGCAGGCGGTCACGACGGGCGACATCGTCCGGTCCTTCACCCAGCAGCTGGGGCAGATGGGCTATGCCCTGTCCGAAATGTCCGGGACGGCAGGCAAGTTCGGCGCGTTCCTGACCGGGCCCTTGGGGATCGCGCTGACGGTCGGTGCGGCGCTGATCCTACCGTTCGCCGAAAACCTGTTCAAGGCGGAGGAAGCGGCCGAGGCTGCGAAGCTCGGTGCCGATGGTCTGGCCGAGGCCCAGAATGTGTTGGGCACGATGTTCGACCTGACCAGCGGCAAGCTCAAGAAACAGAACGAGCTGTTGATCCTCAACGCCCGGCTGACCGCGATCAATTTGCGGGCAGACGCGGCCCAGAGCCGGGAAAAGTCGCGCGCCACCTTCGCGGATGCGGATGACCTGTCGGTCGGTGGTCGGATACGCGGTGCGCTGGAGGGGCGTGGGCCTACGGGTTATCTGGTGGGAGCGATCGTCGGTTCCGACCGCGCGCGGCAGAATGCGCGTAACCTGCGGACTGTCGTCGATGACCTCGACTCGGGCAAGACGACGGCGGAGGCGGTGCTGCGTGCCTCGCCGAAGCTGGACTTCACCGGCCTTAACATCAAAAAGAACGACTTTCTTCAGGCGATCATCCAGCGCACGGAAGCGCCCTTGAAGGAGCGGATTGCCGATCTGATCGACAAGTCGCTGGACGATAAAGAGCTGGCAAGCGGCCTGCGCCGTGAGGCCAAAGACAAGAAGCCTCCCAAGCCCAAATCCACCGAGGCGCGCGATGAGTTTGGCCGCGATGCCGCCGCACGGATCGCGGGCATCACCGACCAGTTCGACCGGACGCCGCCCGCCGTGCGCCAGGCGAACGCCGCGCTTCGCCAGCTCGACGACATCATGGACGATCTGGCGCGCAAGAAGCCGCCCGAGTTCAAGGAACTGATCGCCCAGGCGCAGGAGGCCAAGGGCGTGGTGCGCGACGGGCTGAACCGCCCGATCGCCGATTTCGTCGAAAGCCAGCAACAGGCGTTCGAGGTCGGCCAGCAACTGCTTTACGGTCATCGCGACCAGGCCGAGGCGCTGCGCGTGATCCAGCAGCTGGAGCGCCAGCGCGGGCCCCTGACCCAGGAACAGAAGGACGCGGTCCTCGCCACCACCCAGGCGCTGATCGCGCAGGACCGCCAGCTTGAACGCATGGCCCAGCGCCAGCGCATCTATCTGGCCGGGTTGCAGGACATTCGCGGCCTCATCACCGCGACCATCTCCGGCGACTCCGGCCTGGAGAAACTGCCCGAACGGTTGATGCAGGCGTTCAACCGCGTGTCGGCGGAGAAGATCGTCGACAATCTGTTCGGCGACCTGTTCCAGCAGCTGGAGGACCGGGTGACCGGGACCAGCGTGGTCGAGGATGCGTCCGCGCGGATGGCCGACGCGGTCGATGTCGTGGCGACGCGGACCGGGCAGGCCAGTACCGCGCTCGACACGCTGACCCGCGCGGCCAGCGGCGCGGCCGGTGCGCTGGCGAAACAGCCGACCGCCGCCGGTCCGGCCCTGCCGCCGGAAGCCGGGACTTCGGGAGAGGTCACCGTCACCGCGCCGCGCCGTGGGATCAAGAGCCCGGAGGAACTGTTCGCGGGCGCGATCGGCGGGGTCGCGACCAAGGTCACGGGGCTGTTCACCAACCCCGAAACCGCGTCGAAGATCGGCCAGAACCTGGGCAAGTTCGCGGGCAAGGGGCTGGCGGGCGCGTTCGAGGGACAGGCGGCGGCCTCCATCGCCGGACTGGTCGGGATCAAGACCAACCAGACCGGCAGCGCGATCGGCGGCATGATCGGCGGCCTGACCGGCATCCCCGGCGCTGGCGCGGCGCTGGGGCTGATCGGTGGTCTGGTCGGCAACCTGTTCAACAAGCCGAAATCCGGCAGCGCGACGATCAGCTCGGTCGATGGCGCGGCGTCGCTGCGCGGCGATGGCAAGATCACCGAGGCGCTGTCGGGGACCGCCAAGTCGGTCCAGTCCGGCATCCAGAAGATCGCCGACGCACTGGGCGCGGATGTCGGGTCGTTCAACGTGTCGATCGGCAAGCGCGAGGATTATTACCGCGTCGATGGCTCCGGCAGCTCGCGCGTCGACGCCAAGCATCCCGGCTCCGGGCTGCTCTACAACGGCAAGGACGAGTCCGCCGCGATCGAGATCGCGATCCGCGACGCGATCGCGGACGGCGCGGTGAAGGTGACGGGCGCGGTTGCAAAGGCGCTGCAATCCTCGTCCTCGCTCGACAAGGCGGTGGCCGAGGCGGTGAAGGTCCAGGCGCTGGAGCGATCGCTGGGCGGGCTGACCGGCCAGCTCAAGAGCGTGTTCGACACGTTCGACCGGACGGCGGCCGACCGGGTGCGGATCGCCAAGACCTATGGCCTGGACCTGCTCCAGGTCGAAAAGTTGAACGCCGAGGAACGCGCCAAGCTGCTCGACGACACGCTGCGGTCGCGGGTCGGCAGTCTCAAGGATTTGCTGACCAGCCTGTCCTCGGGCGACCTGTTCGAGGGATCGGCCGCCGACCGGCGCAAGACGCTGCTTTCGGACATCGCCACCGCCCGCGCCGATGCCGAGGAAGGCAAGACCGGGGCCGCCGACCGCATGGCCGAGTTGTACCGCCAGTTGCTGGCGACCAGCAAGGAAGCCTTCGGGACCGGCGGCGAGGAATATGCGGCCGATCGCAAGTCGGCGGCCGAGGCGGCGCGCGCGATCGTCGACCTGGAGACGAACCGCGTGAACAGCGCGGCGGGCGTCCAGGCCGCGCAGACCGCCGCGATCCAGACCGGCAACAGCCTGACCGAACAGGTCGTCGCCGCCGCCCAGGAAACGAACGACCTGCTTCGCCAGCTCGTCGAGCAGGGCGCGGGCAAGGCCGCCCGCTCGGTCGACCCTGACATGACGCTTATCGCACGGGATTACGCACAATGAGGACGGTCATCGTCGAGGCTCGGCCCAGCGACGCGAGCGGCAACCCGGTCGACATCCGGCTCGCGGGCGGCGGGCGGTCGCATTATCTGTTCAAGGGGCTGGCCGACTGGCGCGCGGGCGTGGTCAGCCTGCCGCGCGTCCAGGCCGCGCTCGGTTTCGGCAAGGACGGCTTTACCGGGGGCGCGGTGGCGCAGGCGTCGGCGGTCGGCTTTGCCCCCGCCATGGCCTCGACCCGCGCGCTGATGGCGGGCCTGATCTGGAACGATGCGCCGATCACCGTGTCGATCGGCGACGACCGCGACGGAGAGCCCGCCTGGACCGTGAAGCTGTCCGGGACGATCGCCGGATACTCGAACAGCGCGGGCCGGTTCGTCTTCACCCTGTCCGACATGGCGGGCCGCCTGGGCGAACCGCTGGTCAAGGACAGCTTTGCCGGGACCGGCGGCATCGAGGGCGACGCGGCGGCCAAGGGTCGGGTGAAGCGGCGCAGCTGGGGCCGGTGCTGGAACGTCGAGGGTCGCGTCCTGCTCGCGGCCTGGAACATCTATGAGTTCGGCGACCCAGCCCGCCCGCTCGGCGCATTCGATGCGGTGAAGGACAAGGGGCGGCCAGTGCCGATCGCGACGGTCGAATGGGCCGGGTCCGTCGCCGCCACGCTGGAGGCGTTGAAGGCCGCGACGGTGCAGGAAGGCGGATGCGCTGCCGCACCCTCCATCGCGTGCGTGAAGTGGTGGACGCAGCCCTCGACCCTGACCGCCGACCTGCGCGGCGAGCTGGGGACCGGCTATGTCGAGACGGTCCCCGGCATCGCCGCCGCGATTTCGGCGGCGGCCGAGGGACCGGCGGTCGACGGGCTGGCCGCGCTGGTCGCCCTGCGCCCTGATCCGGCCGGGCTCCATGCGGACCAGGCGAGCGAGACGCCCGCCCAGATGCTCGACCGGCTGACCCTGCGCGCCTCGCTGTCCTGGGCGGTGACCGCTGACCGCCGGATCGCGTTGCGGCCGATCGCCTTTGCCGATCCGGTCGAGACGATCGCCTTCGAGGATGTCGAACGCCGCTCGGCCTATGCGCCGGTCGCGACCGTGAAGGTCGGTTTCCAGAAGAACCACCGCGTGCACAGCGACGGCGAGATCAGCGCCGCCGTGCTGGCGGGCGATGTCACTTTCCCGGACGGGCAGAAGCTGGCGGACCTCCAGCCTGCGCAACCAGGCGCGGACGTGACCGGCAAGAACACGGCCAAGGACACCGCCGCCGTCGCCGGTCGGCCCGCCGGTCAGGTCACGACCGCGATCGATGCGAACGAGGCGGCGATCGCCACCGCGCGCAAGGAGATCGAGACGGCCCGAACTTCTCTATCGAGCGACATCGCGGTCGCCCGCGACGAGACGGCCAAGGTCCGGTCCGACCTGTCGACCGCAGTTTCGGATGTCAGCACGTCCGCCGCGACGGCGCGCAGCGAGGCCGCGTCCGCACGCCAGGCGGCGTCGACCGTCGCCAGCGACCTGTCCAGCGAGATTGCACGCGCGAAGGATCAGGAAGGCACCCTCCTGACCAAAACGCAGCAGGCGCAGGGCCGGGCCGATGCTGCGTACAGCGCCACCACCGACGAGGCGGTCAACCGGGCGGCGGCCGACAGCGCAATCGCTGGACGGGTCGCCTCGACCGAAGCGCAGCTTCGCGGGGATCAGGACAGCGTGATCGCGGGCCGCATCCGAGACGAGGCGGCCGCCCGCGCCAATCAGGACAGCGCGATCGCCGGGCGGGTCGCGACGACAGAGGCCGGGCTGTCGCAGCGCGCTCCGACGTGGATGGTCAAGTCCTACGGCAATGCTGCGTCCCTGCCCGCCGGATTTGGTGATGCCGGTATCTATCGTCCGGACGGCAGCAGGGCTGCATTTGCGGGCCGCTCGTACACAGTGGCGTGGTTCGACCTGGGCGGCAGCGACATTGCGGACCACAAGCGCTTCGACGTCTATGGAGGCGGCGAGCAGAAGTACAACGGCCCGAACGCCAGCGACAATGACGCAGCCGCCATGGCCCGTTACATCCAAAGCATTCCCGGAGGTCGGTCAGTGGTCGTTTTCACGACCGATGAACCGGCAAGCAATCGCCTGACGCCATCACTTCTCCAGGCGATGCAGAGCATTGGTGCTGGCATTCGTTACGAGTCGTCCAGCTTCAGGTCCCATGCAGCCTATGTCTTGTTCGGCAGGACCGGGGTCGGTCGTGGGAATGGCAAGGAACATTATCTCGGCAATTTCGACCAAGACCCCGCCGCCTTTCTGGAGCTGCCGTTCACGGCCTCGGGAGGCCGTATCCAGTTGGGCGACCAGTCCGGCCTGACGGTCATACAGGCGAGCGTCACCGACGAGGCTGCGACCCGCGCCAACCAGGACAGCGCAATCGCCGGGCGGGTATCCTCGACCGAAGCCCAGCTCCGGGGGGATCAGGACAGTGCGATTGCGGGCCGTATCCGTGACGAGGCCACCGCCCGCGCCAACCAAGACAGCGCGATCGCTGGACGGGTCGCGTCGACCGAGGCCAAAATCACGCAGTTTGCTGAAATCTTCAGGGTTCAGTCGGCAGGTAACGTTGCTCACAACTCGCCGTTTGGAAAGACCGGGGCGCTGTATTATGCAAACGGCAGCGTAGCGGTCGTCGGTGGCCGGTCCTACACCGTCGTCACCTTTGCTGACGGCTCGAACACCATTGATTATGCCAATCTGTTCGACGTTTACGGCGACGACAACGCTCGGGCACAGATGGCGGATAAGCTCAACAGCATTCCCGCCGGAAAAACCGTCATCATCTTCACGGTGGACGAGCCTTGGAATGGCCGGTTCGGCCGTGGCCTCGATACCGCCATGGCTACGGTGGGCGCGGGTGAGGCGTTCTTCTCGCCGGATTTCAAAGGATGGAGTGCTTACATTCTCGTCGGCCGGGGCCAGGCCGGGCGCGGTAATGGTGTCGAGTTCTATAAGGGCGGGTACGACCAAGACCCGAACGCCTTCCTAGATGTTAATATTCCGATGCTCAAAGGCCGACCGGCCTTGGGTAGCAATAGTGGTGCGTCCCAAATCCGAGCGGCGCTGGACGATGAGATCACGGTCCGAGCCAACAACGACGGGGCACTGTCGAACCGCATCTCGACGACCGAAGCGCAGCTGAACGGGGCGCAGGGAAGCGCCTTGCTCTCTCGGATCACCGACGAAACGACGGCTCGCGTCAATCAGGACAGCGCCATTGCTGGCCGCGTTTCCTCAACCGAAGCACAGCTTCGTGGGGATCAGGACAGCGTTATTGCAGCCCGTATCCGTGACGAGGCGGCGGCCCGCGCCAACCAGGACAGCGCGATCGCAGGTCGGACATCAGCGCTGGAAGTGCGTGGAGGCGCAAGTGGCGGCAACCTCATTCAGCAGACGTATTTCCACGACTTTTCCGGATGGAGCTACGGCAGCCACGCGATGACTTGGGACAGCCGGGCCATAAACGCGCCTAACGATGACTGGCACCCTGTTGGTGAAAACGTGCTCGCCATCCATGAGGTCGGTCGTGGAGCCGATGACGCATATTTTGACTACGCCGCTGATAAGGTGGCCATTGAGGCAAACGCGTTTTACCAATTCTACGCTTATATTGGAGCGCACCGCGCAAAGGTTGCAACCTATGTGGCTTGGCGCGATGTTGACAACAACTTCATCGCTTACACTTACCAGGGCGATTACGATGCGTGGGGCGGCGGACGGCGACTGTCCGACTGGTCGATCATCGGCAATTACTCGGTTCAGGCTCCTCCTAATGCCGCAACGGCCCAGCTGCATGTCCGCAAGCGGGTCACGGCGTCTGGGCAGGGCGACAGCTGGATGTGGTTCTGCCGCCCCTACTTGGGCAAGGCTCGTCAGAACCAGAGCGAGTGGAATGCGTTCACGCACGGCAGCGGCGCACCGCTGTCCGCGACCGTAAACGCGCGGGTCGCGACGGAGGAAGCGGCTCGCATCAATGCCGACAGCGCGATCGCAGGTCGAGTCTCGACCACCGAGGCCCAACTGCGCGGCGATCAGGACAGCGTGATCGCAGGCCGCATCCGTGACGAAGCCACCGCCCGCGCGAACCAAGACAGCGCGATCGCGGGGCGGGTTTCGACCACCGAAGCGAAGATTACCCGCACGCCCGATCTGTTCCGAGTGCAGGCCCGTGGCAACGGCGCGCAGAATGTTCCGGTTAGTGGGTCGCTGTTGGTGTCACCGTTCGGAGCCCAGTGGTCCGGCGGTCGGTCGTATATGGTCGCCGTATTCTACGCCAATAGCAACAGCGTCCAATCTGTCGAGACGTTCGACATCTATGGCAACGATGATGATCGTGCCCGGATGGCTGACCGCCTCAACGGCATTGGCTATGAACAGACCGTCATTATCGCGACGAACGATGAACCGGCCATTGGCAGGTTCGGGCGTGGCCTTGATACTGCCATGGCGCGGGTTGGCGCAGGCGAAGCATTCTTTGCCAGCACGTTTAGGCTCCACTCGGCCTACATCCTCGTTGGGCGCGGCGGAGCAGGGCGCGGCGGCGGCGTCGAGTTCTATAAGGGCGGCTCTGACACGGCCCCGGACTCGTTTCTGGACGAGTACATCCCGCTCATGGCGAACGGTCGACCGGCCTTAGGCAGCAACGGGGGCGTGACCCAAATCCGCGCCGCTTTAAGCGACGAAGCGGCTGCTCGCGCCAACCAGGACAGCGCCCTTTCCAGCCGGGTCAGTTCGACCGAAGCGCGCGCGGGTGCATTGGAGGGCCGGGTCCAGTCGAGCGAGGGCGCGATCGCCGATGTGCGGAACAAGGTGGCCACCGCCTGGGCAGAAAAGACGGTCAGCGTTCCGGGGGCGGCGGCAACGGTCCGCATGATCGCGACCGATGCGAACGGCAATCCGACATCCAACGTCGCGTTCCTCGCGGACGTGATCGCACTCATCAACACAGTGAATGGGCAGCCGATCGCCGCCCTGAAAGCCGAGGGCGGCAACGTCCTGATCGCCAACGATCTTCGAGGCGGCAAGGGCCGCGTTATCATGGACAATGGGTCGGTGATGAAGGTGATGGGGACCGGCTTCGGTTCCTCAAACCAGTTCATCGAATGGTTCGGTCCGCGTCAGGACAATCTCGCCAACTGCACCGAGTCCAATGCTTCCTACTATCTAAAAACGGACGGCAGCAGCTATTTCGGTGGGAGTTTGTCGGCTGGCACGATCAAGAACGCGATCGGGACGACCAGCACCGCCAGCAATGCCAGCGTGACCACCGGCACTGTCGGATCGCGCGGCGGATCGCGCGTGGTGGTCCTTAGCTATAGCTGGGCATGGTATCAGCGGGTGGACAAGCCCCAGTCCGAGGCGTCGGGCAACGACCTTTCCGCGCAAATCATCCTGTCGCGCAACGGTGCAGACGTCGCCACCCTGAACGCAACCGGATCATGGGACCGCGATCCTGCACATAGCAGCGACGAACCCGGCGATTATCGCGAGGCGATCGGCGGGTCGCTGACCTTCACCGACAATTCGGGCGGATCGAGCGTCGAATATTCAGCCCGTCTGGTGACGCGAAACACCGGCCCCGGCCCGCAGAACGGCTCCAACCGTCCAGGCGAAGCGACCCAGCGCATTTCCATCGTCCAGACCGAACAGTGACGGACGCCAACCCCAGCCACCAACAGGAGACCATCATGGCTGAATACACCGCAGAACAAATCGCCGAGTCGCGCAAGATCGCGGCCTGGGCGGACGAACAGGAACGCCAGGAGCGTGACACGCGGCGCGCCACCTATCTGACCGAACTGCGCAAGGTCACCGGCACGACCGAATATGCAGCGGTCGAGGCAGGCCTGCGCAACCTGATGAACACCGTCACCGCCGACGACAATATGTCGTTCCACGTCGCCTCGCTCGTCGCGACGATGGAGCGCATCGACAGGGAGGTTCGATGACCGACGCGCCTGTCGCCGCCGGTTACGCGGCCCAGCTCAAAGCAAACCAGCGCGAGTTGCCGGTCGCCACGGCGGCGGCGGCGCGCTGGCCCAAGGGGCGGACCATCGCGTCCGCCTCGCCCTTCGCTACCGAGGCGGGGGCGGCGGCCGAGGGGGCGCGGCTTGCCGCGTTCTACGGCTATCCGCTGGTCGAGGATGTGGCGATCGTCCAGGGCGCGCGGTCGGACCTGCAAGGGCGCTGCATCGCCGCAGACTGCAACCGCCTCGACTACCGGCCCGGCGACCTCGTCTTCGTGATCGAGGCGCAGGAGCTGGAGAACAATACCACCTCGTTGACCGTGCTGAAGCGCGTGGGGGCCTGATGCTGTCGATCGTTCATCCGCTGGCCTTCACGGTCGATGACGGCCGGTCCTCGGCTGGCGCGGGCCGGGGCAATCTTGCCACGCCGTCGCCGCGCGAGGCGTTCGCGGCCAGCACTGCGCAGGCGACGATCGTCCTCGATCTGGGGCAGGCGCAGGCCGTCGACCGGATCGTCCTGGGCTTCACGAACGCCGCCGCCGCAGACAGCTTTTCGGTCGTGCCCGGCCTGGACGGTGGGGCCGTCGCGGGCACCTTCGCGCACAGCTACCGCCGCGCGCCGGTCCTGCGCCATGGCCTGTGCGTCCTGCCTGCGCCCGTCGTCACGCGCTACGTCCAGTTGCGCATCACCGCCGCCGCGCCGATCCGGGCGGGGATCGCGGTGGTCGGCCAGGCCATGCGGTCGGCCTATGAGTTCGGGTCGGGGCGTCCGCTGGTCGATACCGGCCGGTCCGATCGGCTGGCCGCTGGCGGCTTCGGCGGCGAGCCGGGCGCGGTCGCGGGCGGCTTTGCCTGGACGATGGTCGACCTGTCGGACGATCTGCGCGATCGGCTTTATGCGATGCAACTCGACCTCGGCACGACCGGCGATTTCCTCGTGATCGAGGACGAGGCCGCGACCAGCGGCTTGAACGAGCGCATTCACTGGGGGCGCTTCCCCAAGCTCGAAACCTTCGAGCGCCAGAGCGATGGCACCTCCAAGCTGGCGATGGCGATCACCGACTGGGCCTGATGCGCCAGCGCATCCCCCGGCCCGGCTGACGAATGGCTATCGGGAGTGCATGGCTAACCTGTCCCCCTTTGAAGAGGCCGCCGCCCACACCCTGGGCATCGAGGGTGGTTTCAGCGACCATCCGTCCGACCGGGGCGGCGCGACGCAATGGGGCATCACCGAGGCCGTGGCGCGTGCCGATGGCTATACCGGCGCGATGGCCGATCTGCCCAAGTCGCGGGCGCTGTCGATCTACCGGCGGTTATACTGGGATCGGATCGGGCTCGACTGGATCGCGGCGGTCGACCGGGCCATCGCCGCCGAGCTGTTCGACACGGGCGTAAACATGGGCGTCGCCGTCGCCGTCACCTTCCTCCAGCGCGTGCTGAACGTCCTGAATCGCCAGGGCCGCGATTATCCGGACCTCAAGGTCGACGGCAATGCCGGACCTGCCACCGCCACCGCCCTGCGCGGACTGATCGCGCGGCGGGGGGCGGTCGGCCGCGATGCGGTCCTGACCTATCTCAACGCGCTCCAGGGCGCGCGCTACGTCGAATTGGCCGAGCTGCGCGCCGCGAACGAGGATTTCGTGCTGGGCTGGGCCCTGCGTGTCGAGTTTCCCCCCGTCATTTTGAGGAAGGCCGCATGACCCCGCCGCTGCGCGACAATGGTTCCCCTTCGCCGTTCGAGGCGGGGACGCACGACCCGGCGGGCCTGCCGCCGCCGATCCCGTTCGACGCCGACCTCGCCGCCGGGCTGCGCCTGGGCGGCGAGGTCGCGAGCCTGGATACGCTCGACCTGGGGCCGGGCGCGCCCGCCTGGATGACCGCGCTGGCCCGCGCGATCCGGCCGCTGTGTGTCGGCGCGTTGATGGCGATCCCGACGATCGGCGCGGCCTCGGTCGGGCTGGTGGCGATGGTATCGCCCGACGCCGCGAACGCGATGGTGAAGGCGTCGACCGGCTTCCTCGCTGGCATCCCGACCGACATCGTCTTCCTGATCGGGGCGCTGGCGTCGGGCTATACGCTGGCAAAGTCGGTCGAGCGGTTGCGGGGTGGCCGGTGAAGCGCGTCATGGAAGCGCTGCTCGGCATCGTGCCAGGCACGGTGGCGCTGGCCGCGCTGGTCATGGCGTTCGCCTTGCCGGGCTGCGCCACGATGCAGGGCGACCGGCGGGCGAACGAACAGGCCGCGCTGTCGGTCGAGCTGGCCTATCAGGCGACCGCGATCGCGGCGCTGGCGGCGATGCACAGCGATCAGCTCAACCCCACGCAAAAGCGCTGTGTCGCGGTCCTCGACCAGATGGCGTTCCGGCAGGTGAAGGCCGCGCGGACCGCCTATGACCGCGCCGACCCCGTCTTCCTGTCCCAGGTGGCGACGGCGCGCGAGGCGATCACGACGTTGCTGATCCGGCGGGGATGCTGACCATGGACTTGGCGACGATCCTCAAGGCGATCGAAATCCTGGGCGCTGTAACCCCGGCTGCAATGCGCTTGTATGAGGGTTTCATGGCCCTTGTCAGCGACGCCGATCGCGTCGAGCTGGCGAAGCTCTACGCCGATGCGCGGCTGCAATCGGACCAGCTCCACGATCAGGTCCAGGCGGCGGCTCGCTGAATTATTGCTCGTTTGCCCGAATTTTTGCTCGGATTTTTTGCGCGGCTACAGTGTTTCAGGTCGAGTTCGATCGAGGAGGGCTTGCACTCGATCAGGATGGCCAGCTTGCCGTCGATCGCCAGCGCGTAATCGACCTTTTCGCCCTTCTTGATACCGACATCGGCGGTGAATTCCGGGATCACCTCGGCCGGGTTGAACACGTCATAGCCCAGCGCCTGGATGAAGGGCATGACCAGCGCGGTCTTGGCCGCTTCCTCGGTCAGCAGCAATTCGCGGTGCTGCGCGGTCCGCTTTTCCAGTTCGACCAGCTTCGTCGCCAAATCCATCGCCATCCCCATGCCTTGATCGGCCACAGCGTAGGCGAGGCGAATGCGAAAAGGCCGGCCAGTCGCATCCGAAACGGAGGCGACCGACCGGCCCTTGATCGGTCAGCGCTTACGATCAGCGGCAGCGGACATTGTTGCGCTCGATCGCACGGCCCGCCAGCGCGCCGCCAGCCGCACCCAGCAGCGTTCCCAGCGTCTGCGACCCGCCCGAGGTGATCGCCGCGCCCAGCGCGCCACCCGCGATGCCGCCGACGATCAGGCCGGTGGTGCCGTCGTTGCGGCGGCAATAATAGCGACCGTCCTGACCGACATAGACGCGGTCGTTGGCGCCCAGGCGGCGCTCGCGATACCGATTGTTGTCGACATAATAGCGGTCGGCATAATAGCCGCCATAGGCCAGATCGGGCCGGTCGTAATCATAGGCGTAGCGCGGGCCGCCATAGCCGCCGCCCAACCCGCCGCCATAGGTCGAACAACCCGAAACCAGCGTCGCGGCCGCAACCAGGCCGAGTGTCAGTGCACGCATCACATCCTCCCTTATGGGTGATGTGGGGTAATCGCTTTGACGCGACAAAAGTTGCGGTATGTTAAATCGGTTTTGCCGCGTGGGGGCGGGGCTGTTTGCGGGATGTCGGGGCGTGCACTTCGACTTCGCTCAGTGCGAACGGGTCGGGTTGCCAAGCCCATCCCGGTCCCCCACACTCCGTTCAGCCTGAGCGAAGTCGAAGGCCAAGGGAAAACCCGTCCCGATCCGGGGACGGCAAAAACGCTCCCTGCCGGAGATACCCACCCAAGTCCTGCCGCGATCGATACAAATCCCGCATACCATCCCGGCGAAGGCCGGGATCCAGTTGGGCGGGCATTGACGAGTTTCCTCACGCGTTTAGCGACTGGACCCCGGCCTCCGCCGGGGTGGTAGGGAAAAGGAGCAAGCAACAGGCTGCCCCCTTCCCAATACCGGCATGGTTATCTCCCGCTGCCGGGGAGGATCGCTATTCCGCCGCCTGCGCCTGCCCCTTGTCGAGCAGCGGCTTTAGATACTTCCCCGTGAAGCTGCGCGGTTCGGCCGCAACCACCTCGGGCGTGCCGACCGCGACGATCTCGCCGCCCTTCACGCCGCCTTCCGGCCCGAGGTCCACGATCCAGTCGGCGGTCTTGATGACGTCGAGATTATGCTCGATCACCACCACCGTATTGCCCTGTTCGACCAGCGCATGCAGCACTTCGAGCAGCTTGCGCACGTCCTCGAAATGAAGCCCTGTGGTCGGCTCGTCGAGGATGTAGAGCGTGTTGCCGGTCGCGCGGCGCGACAATTCCTTGGCCAGCTTCACCCGCTGCGCCTCGCCGCCCGACAGGGTCGTCGCCTGCTGGCCGACCTTGACGTAGCCCAGGCCGACCTCGACCAGCATCGCCATCTTGTCGCGGATCGGCGGCACCGCCTGGAAGAATTCGGCGGCGTCCTCGACCGTCATGTCGAGCACATCGGCGATCGAGTGCCCCTTGAACTTCACCTCCAGCGTCTCGCGATTGTAGCGCGCGCCGTGGCAGACGTCGCACGTCACATAGACGTCGGGCAGGAAGTGCATCTCGATCTTGAGCACGCCGTCGCCCTGGCATGCCTCGCACCGGCCGCCCTTGACGTTGAAGCTGAAACGGCCGGGCTTGTAGCCCCGCGCCTGCGCCTCGGGCAGCCCGGCGAACCAGTCGCGAATCTGGGTGAAGGCGCCAGTATAGGTCGCCGGGTTCGATCGCGGGGTGCGGCCGATCGGCGACTGGTCGATGTCGATCACCTTGTCGAGATGTTCGAGCCCGCTGATCTTCTCATGCTTGCCCGCCAGGATGCGCGCGCCGTTGAGCGTCCGCGCGGCGGCGGCATAGAGCGTGTCGATGGTGAAGCTCGACTTGCCTGACCCCGATACGCCGGTAATGCAGGTGAAGGTGCCGAGCGGAATGCTCGCGGTCACGCCCTGGAGGTTGTTGGCGGTCGCCTTGTGCACGGTCAGCTTCTTGCCCGAGCCCTTGCGGCGCTTGGCGGGCACCGCGATCTCGCGCGTGCCGTTGAGGTAATCGGCGGTGACGCTGGTCT